AGACCCTATGTGATGAAAAGTGGAATCTTCAACTCGATGAGAGTTGTATTGTAGCTCATCCCACCAAGGGGCTTGGTCTGCTATATATACCTGTACATTACGATAGCTGTGTTCTACCTGAACTGTGGAGGTAGTAGCTATAGCGGTATCTAATACTACTCTTCCAAGGGGATAATTATAGTGATGGCCAAAAGTAGCATCTCCAGTTGCATATAAAGTACCTCCAATATATATCCCAGAAATATCAACGGGCTGTTCTCCAGTCCCTCGTTCTATCCCCGTTTCCCAAACCCAGTCTTTTCGAGCAGACTCCCATACCTGACCGTCTGTATAGGAGGGGTCATCAACAGCTCGCAGTCTATCGTAAGTCCCTCCATATGCACCTGATGTAGGAATAGTAGCGTTACTAAAAGCACCAATACCTAAAAAAGACCAATCAAAATAAGTCTTTAGGTTGCTTTCAAGCTGAGACATCAGTAGGGTTTCCCCTACATTATCAACATTATTAAATGAGGTGTAGTCTTGTGCTGTCATTACTTAAAGCCTCTGGTAACTTCTCGTCTAACTATGTTATCTATTTCTGTATCAATCTCTTGTAAAGCTCGCAACACAAAATTGTCTCCTGCTGTTCCCGCGAACTGGTCAGGGACTTTCCACGAACCACCTGAACGACCAACCATAATTCCAAGTCCGGTTCTGCTTCCCCTCTTAGTCGAATCTGTAAAATCATAGTCTCTTACAATCACATTACTTCCTTCTAGCAATAAGAAGCGTAGCCAATCAATTAGCCCTCCACCCTTACGACTTGAGTAGGAATATGTTGCATCTGGCAAGGTTAGCACATCACTATAATCGTCTTCTATCATACCAATAGACAAAGTTCCAAATCTTCCTTCTCCTTGAAGAAACTTTACCGTAACGCCGCTCATCCATTGCTCTATAACTGTATCAATAACTGAGGGGTCGGGAACTCCTAGTTCTGCTTGTAGCTTACCACCAAAGAAAGATTCGTATTCAGGAGAGCCAACAATTGCACTTCTTAGAAGCTTCTCTACATGCTCTTTAATATTGCGACTAACTTTTACGGAATTTCTTTTGACTATACGAGTAATTTCCTTATTCACATTAGAGAAAAGTTGTCCCCTAATTCCCGGCGTAGTAATCTCTAAACTTCCTATAATAGTAGCCATTACCCAATCCTTTTCCACATACAGGCAACAAACTGATCTGAATCTAGGCCGCACGGCACAGGGTCGGTTATACGCTCAAATCTATGAGTGGCATAACCTGCTATATTAGTAGCTACAACAATCTCTTTTGCTCTCTTTAGCTTAGGGGTTCTGTCAGCGAAGGTCATAGTCTGAATATCTCCATCTGGAGTATTGACCGAACCAACCTTGAAGAAATCTTTTTGATCCCAGATAACCATTAGGCTTAAGTCTTCTGATGACTCTACAGCCCTCTTTCCTCCCCCATTACACATAGGACAAATATTTCCAAAAGGAAAAGGTATCGGACCTCCATCCTGAAATCTATTTGCTGACTTATTTCCTATTGGATCAAACACACAGTTAGCACAGTCCTCATACTTAGTAATTCCATAGTGCAGAGTACATGGAACGGTACAAGAGTCATCATACAGCATAGCTGAGATGGCGTTGCTAAAAATTGTTTTGAGCCCCGGCGTAATGACGCCAGAATAGGGATTTATAGTCGTAGTCATTCTTAGCTCGCTGTATCACCAGTATAGTAACGAGGATCATCAAATCTACCGCTATAAGCAGCGTTGATTACTCCTGTCTCTACTCCTGTTACAGTGATTGGGTAACCGCTGATAGAATATTCAGGCCCTCCCCAAACTCCTGCCTTTGGAGCCTGTACTTGGACAGTTCCCTCTTGATGAGGGGTATCGCTACCTTGGGGTTGAAAAATAATAATTGCCATTGTTTATCTCCGATTAGTAAGTGCCGCCACGATGCGGATTATTAGTGTCCAAGAACCCATGACCGCGAAGGTTGGTGCCTGGGTCAAAATCATTTGATGCGAAGGGTGACATCACGGCCCTAATAATAGTTCCGCCCTCATAACTAAAGTTATATTCTTTTTTAAGAGTCTCATATGCAGCACAGGGACCAGCCGTTAATAGTTCTGCTAAGAACTCTCCGTATTTATTTAATTCAATCACGGCAGGGCCGCACCTCGCCTTCACCCCCTGCATTAGAGCGTTGGTTCTGAAGTTTCCTTCGTCGGCCAAACATGCTGCCCTCAATACCATGAAATTAATAAACTCCTGACCATCAGCAGTTGTACTAATAGGATCAGGAGAAATTGTATTTGCTTCTACATCAACAGTATAGGTGCTAGTGAAATTGATATCAATAGGCAGGAAGTATGCGGCAGTAATCAGAAGGTCTTGTAGTCTTTTTGTTGTATACGTGCCCGTTCCACAGCCAGCATCATTTAATATAGCACGTAGCATTAATAAGCCTGTTTGTTCCCATGTCGCCATAATTGTTACCTATCTGTTACGTGGAGTAAACCGTCGCCTTCTAGAATCTGGCCACTAGTAGTGGTAACTAGGGTCTCTATACGATAAGTCCTCTCTGATGTTCCAGCTTCAATCCACATAACCACTCGTGAGTCTGTCCCTAGTCCATCAATGATCCCCGTCTGACTAATAGTCAGATCGGTTCCAGTCTCGCCAACATTCGCTGATACAATACTATTTATACCAGAGATAGTTTCGCTACTGCCTACGGTTAGAAGTTTGCTAAATTCCATTAGGAACCTGCGTTTTTCAGAGGGTTGCTTACACAACCTTTCGTCTGCTGTTACGCTCATTTAATTACGCTCTCTTAAGTTCCAGGTTATGCCATCTTCATCTCTAAGCCATATCACGCCGCAATCATCTATACACCATAGTACACCACGGGCACCTAGCATCCATTCTTGATCTGCCTCTTCTTCCCATAACAACATACTGTTCTCCTAGAAAAAAAGCCGATGGCAGCAAAGTGCCACCAGCGGCTTGATTATAAAAAACGCTTTTGGATATATCTTAGAAGGAGCCAATAAGAACTCTTCGGTTATCCAAAGCTGCGAAACCATGTTCGCCCCATCCATAAACACCACCACGGCGTTGACGGTGAAGGGTATCGTCTTCAAAGATCTGAAGGCCAGCACGGACAGGCATTACAAAGCTGTCGTTCTTGCTGCGATCCAAGGCAACTACGATTTCTGAGTCACCAGCAGGAAGAGTTCCTGAAAGATCACTCTCATAGAAGACCTGATATTCTTGCTCGTCGCCAAGCTCATCAAGATCGTGAAGGTTTACTTGGAAGATGCGGACAAGCATACCACCATCTTGAGTGATTAACTCACGACGGGTAATTTCATCTACTTCGTCTACACCCCAGTTGCGAATATCTTCAATAGCTTCTGGACTGACAAACAAGTCAGTGCATTGACCGCGACTGATAGAATTCGAGTTTCCACCGCCGTTACGACGCATGGTAACCTTCAATAGAGAAACCAATCTCTTAGAGAATTGGCCATTAGCGGCATCTGGATCATAAACCAAGATGTTACGATCAACGCCTGCGGAGATAAGTGTGTGCCACCCATCATCATTCATTTTCTTGGTAAACTGTGAACGCATAACGTCCAATGCTCTACCAACAACATCCCAGCGAGCGTCACGAGCATACTTCAACAACCAGTCGATTGATGCACCTACGTCGTAGGTTGGGACCATCACGTAATCACCTTCTACGTGACGTTCTGGAATACGGCCATGATTAGGAATCGTGTATGCCACGAAATCCTTCTCAGTACCAGGAGCCAGGAAGTCAAGCGGGAATTCACTGGTAGCACCAGGAGCTAGATTAACGACTTCGAAGATACCATCAAGGATATCGCCGCTCATCACGCCCTTACGCAATGGAGTTTCCAATGCCTTAGCTATTTCAGCTACTCCAGCCAAAGATTCTTCCTTCTTTTGGCTACCGGATTGACGAAGCACTTCCGTCATTTCTGGAGTATAGTCAAAAAATTTCATTTCTTAATCTCCTAAGATTAAACAATATTAATTTCTACTTTCGCGAAACCATCAGCATCTAAAACGGATAGCCAACGGCCAACCTTAACGCTACTAGCTTGCTCATTACCACAGGTCAAAGTACCATCTAATGCAAAGTGAGCACCACTACCAATAACTGGAGTACCTGAAATTTGGTCGGTCACAACCGTACCACGACGAAGCAAGGTGACTTTACCACCAAGCTGCATTTCGTCTTTATTTGCGTTGTATTGTTGACGGGTAAGGTCAATATTAACAACGTCATTCAATAACAAACCCGCAGGTTCGTCTTCATATGCAGCAACGTCAGCAACTAAGGCCGCAGCGTCGTCCATAGCAGCACCGGAACCTCCAGTGCTATGAGCAACAATAACGCCTCGTTCTGCAACAGCATCGCTTTTAAAAAAGCTGATATCTGTTAGATGTTCTACACGATCACCTTTTAGAGCCATTTTATATTCTCCTAAAACTTATTCGGATGCTTTTTGGTTCATAACAACTTCGCTCACCCATTGCTCAAGACCAGCACGAGCAACAGACTGTTCATCTTCGCCTTCGCTAGATTCCGAAGCCATAGACGTGTTATCTTCTTCTACAGAATTTTCTTCCACTACTTCGGAAGCTGTAGTTTCTTCCTCTACGGATTCTTCTTCAGAAGACTCAGTAGTGGATTCGGAAGCCTCGGTAGATACGGCAGGCTTCAGGTCAGAGACAGTCTTAACGATTACGTCAAACTGTTCATCATTGAGAGAGGAAAAGGTTTCAAGCTTAGCAGCTACTTCGTCAGCAGGAATGCCAGCTTCGATGAGAGATGCTTCTCTCTTCTTCTTTTTCTCTTCTTCTTTCATCTTGTCAAAATTTGCTTGAAGTTCTTCAAGCTCAGTAGATTTAGCTTCTACGTCTGTTCCCAAAGTTTCAACCTTGCTTGTTGCCTCGCTTAGTTTTCCTTCTAGATCAGCTTTGGCCTCATCTAATACAGCAATATTTGCTGTCAAAGCCTCAATCTTATCTTCATATTGGGAAACGTTCGCGGCAGAAAGCTTGTCAGCCATGTCTTTGTTCTCAGTGCGTAGAGAAGCTAGACTTTCCTTAAGCTCTCTGATTTGATCGTTTAATTGATCAGACATTGTGTTCTCCTTGTGTGAGTTAATGTCAAAAGAATTACCTTCTGTACTTGTATTTACACCATTATCATCTAAAAATAGACTTTTATCTTCTGAGGCGTTAGCGAACGAGAAAATATGGTCTTTATCAAAGATGATACTATCTGGATTTGCAGGCTTATCTACAAACCCTTTACCACTAAAAGTGATGTCTCTAAGAACCCTGCCTACCTTATGATCTTGATAAGTTCCCATTCCACCATAAGCACGTAGATGCTGGGATAAGAAGGCGGTGTCAGCAGTACGAGCAACTACATGATTGTTACCGTCGGGATCAACTACACCATAATCGAATCCATGAAAGACACACTCCATAGAAACAAACTTCTCACCAGCCTCAATTTGCTGAATAAGGTCTGTTGCTCTAGTCTGTAGCTCTGGATCGTTCCATCTCTTATATATAACAGATCCTACTAAGATATGGTATACATCTGGTAATTCAAGGTCGCTGGCTTTAGGGTTTTCGCTATCACCAATAAGATTAAAATCTGAGTCGATAGCCCAGCTATTGATAATCCCTCCTACTATTTGTTTTTCATCATGCTCTATATTAGTAGGCTTAAAACGGGGAGTCTCACGAGCTGCCCAAACCTCATCTTTATCGAATATATCGTCATTCTTGTTCCATACAGTAGACACCAAGATAGAAAGAACGTGGTGTACATCTGCATCGTCAAGACCGGCAGTGACTAGTTCCGTTAGAGCAGCCGAAGCTTTAAGTTGACTTTTGGAGCCAACCATCTGAGGATCATGAGTCGCTACAGGAGCGGTAAAAGCGATAGAAGATTGAGATCGGATTTTGTGCTCAAGCCCCGCTTCCCTTTCTGCTGGGAAAACTGTTGGGGGTTTTATTGCCATATATTATGTCTCCGAAATATTATCAACATAGAATGAAACTCTTAGATCACGTACTTCGTCAATTGAGAATGACTTTTTACCTAATAATTCAAGAGCTTCTGTAGTCCAAGATTCAAATAGTGCATGGACATTAGGGGTAGGATTTTGAGACGCTGTGGCTAATGCTGCCTCAGTAAGCTCTCCTCCTATATCTAAATTACACAAAATCTCGAATTTTAGTTTCTCTAACTGACTAAATTGTTCCGCAGTTAGACTTCTTAAGTTGCTCTTTTGGAATGCAGCTATAACTTGAGGGTTAATAACATCAGAGATTTTCTTCTGTGCTGTCTTAGCCCACATCTCTACTGCCGCCTTATTCTTAGGAACAAACTTCTTTGGTTTACGCGGTTTTGTGTCGCGTGTGTTCTTTGGTCTTCCTGGCGATCCTGGTTGTTTTTGACCAGCAGGAGGACGGCTCACTTTCATTTGTTGTTCCTTCATATCCATAAGGGATTTCTCACCACTCTTACGGTTGTCTAGTTCTAATCCCACTTCAGAAGGAGCAGACTGTCCTGTCTGCAAAGCAATCTTTTTCAATGCATGATCTTGATCTACTTGATGATAAGGGCTAACCTTTTCCATGTCTGCATTCTCACGTCTCTTGTTTTCGTTAATAACACGACGATTCTCAATATTTGGCTTAGCTTTAATGTTGCGTTGTACAAACTCATCACTAATGATATTTCTATCAGCCATGCTCATTAACAAATTAGAGACTGCCATTGGATCATCAAGATACATATAGTCAAACTCAACTTGTGCAGGCATTCTAAAGCCCATTGATTTTTGAACAATCTTTAATTGAGTTGTCCAAAAGTCAATTATGATATTTCGCACATAGTTCAACCGCTCAGTGAGAGTCTTCAATGAAATGAAGTTATTGGTTGTACCAGAAGCACCAAAGGTTCCCGTCAGAGTTGGAGGAATCCCTAAAGTAGCATAGATGGCCATAAGAGTCGAATGATATTTTTCTTCGCCTAAGAACTGGTGCAGATCACTACTTGTTTCTATAAGCTCAATGTCTGGACCCCAAATGATGTCAATCGTTCCACCTCCGACATTCGCCCCTAGCATATCAGATAAAGTAGCTGATGTGGTTGGAGTCGGAGCTAGTTTATGTTCTAGAGAACCAATCTTCCAGACGCGAATCTTAGAGATAGCCCCATCTAGAGCGGCCTTGTCTGCGAGCTGTAATCTTTGATATAGATTTAAGGGCTCAAATGCAGAATAGGTCATAGGGTCGGCCCATGTCTGCCAGTCATCCTTTTTATAGTGATACATATACGTCTTGTCAGGAGGTAGAATGATATCGCTATTGCTAGAAACGGCCTTGATAATATCTGGGGAAATATCCTCTAGTACTTTTTGTACTTCGGGATTATTAGAATCAAGTAGTCGTTGAATTTCACGCTTTAAATGATAAGGAACCTTAAGAGTTAGGAGCTTATTTTTAGTTAGCGTTGCTAGAGGTCCACCAACAGGCTCAACTAATAGAGGGTCGATGAAATTATATTTCCACGGAATTTCCGCCTTTTGGAATTTTGCATCATTCTTATCCACTCTTATCTCAGCGGAACCTACGGACTTCTGCATGTCTAGTCGTTTTGACTTATTCATCTTAGCAGTGAACATTCGAACCGGGACATTCGCTTCTCTGAAGAGAAGATGCCCTAAACGCTCAGAAACAAACTTCCCGCTTACTTCATTGAACCAGTCGTTATAGAAGCGTTCAATACGGGGATTAGGATGAACTATTCTGATGCCTTGACATGCAAAATCTCCCATTAGGTCAATTGCATTATGAATTATCCCTATACGACGATAGACAAAGCGTGAGTACGCCATAATGTCCTTTGGTTTTATAGGTGCTGCTTGACCAGGACGAAACCAATCGAAATCTACGTTTCTCAACCCTGGACGACCATCAGTATTTGAGGTTACACCTGAAAAGTCTCTACGATAATTAGCAACACTATAAGATGCCTCTTCTAAAGCTGAAGCATATGTATCAAAGGCTTTTTCTTGCGTAGCCTCGTTAGCCCAGCTTACTAGAGCTGGTCCTTGACCATCGACACCATCTCTGGCTCGACTCTTGGGATATTTATTAGCTTCTTTACTCATGACGCCCCTGCTAAAGAAAGAATGGGATTGCAATACCTATTATTAGTACACCAATACCTATTGGCCTCTACGTATTACCCCAACAGAGGCAGGAGAATAACTGGCCCATTCTTGAGATGCAGCATACATAGGCTTATTCTTGTCTATAGGCCCTGATCTTGCTTGAGCTACACGTCCGACACCCACATAAGCAGGAGGGGTAATCTCTCGCTGAATAGATCGTGCTACCATATTTGCCATAACAAGAGCACTATAGCGATCCTTCCGCATACTCCCCTTCTTGCCAGTATTCAGCTTTATTTCTGGAGTGCTGAACTTCTCGCGACCGGATGCGGTACGACTAACTGTGATAGTGGAAAGTTCTGTTTTAAGCTCCTCAACCTCAAGAACAACATCCTCCAAAGTGTCATAAAGTTTCAAAGCCTTACTATCACCTAGTCTCTCCTTGAGCATCCTGAACTGGATTTTGTCCTGCTCAGATACAAGGGCGAGAGTTACATTGTCAAAACGAGGAAATAAGAGAACTTTGTCTTCCATATCTTTTCTCAGACCGTGGTTTGCTTGAGAGGTCCATTTAGCGTCCGCAAATTGTATAAATTCAAGGATATGATCTCCGTCCAACACATCAGTATCTTGCTCTTTTTTATCATCAATTATTGGCAAGATAGGACGTTCTCCAGGGAGAATCTTGTCAGAGTCCCTTAGTCCTTCTGCAATAGCATATCCCCCTCCTTGAGCATCAATAGCTAGATGGACACAAGGGAAGGATCTATATAGGTCTCTGATCTTTCTAACACAAAAACTATAGTAATCGTCGGACTCTGTAAGTCCAAGCTTCTTGCGTTCTTGGAAGTCCTTCTTGGTAGTAGTCCATACATAAGCAACTCTATGATGCTCTTCGTGGAGTTCAAGAATAACAAGAGCAAAGTTGTCATTTTCAGAGGCGGGGTCAATAGCAAAGACATACTGTTTTCCAGCACGCCCCCTAGTTACTACATCAAAGGGCTCATCGCACCATCTAGGCCAACCTACCCTTGCTATCATTTTCTCTGTCGCTGTGCAGCCCTCAACAAGGGTTCTTTTGAAAAACCCCTGAGAGTCTTTAGCAAAGCACGCACCATATTCCATTAGATAGATGCCGCTATGCATAGTCGCACGAGAACGAGACACTTGCTGATCATCCATAAAGCCTTCGGGAATCAGCTCGTATGGAATACGGATTACTGTGAACTGATCCTTGTCTAGACGTTGCATATACTCAGGAATTTGACTACCTTGAGATTCTACACCCTCTTCTTCGGATGCTTCGCTCGTATAGCCCTCTCCCGCAATCATCTTTTTATAGACCTTCCAATAGTCAGCATACGGCTCAAAGTCATAGCCTGCTGTGCCGGAAAGTATAGACTGGTTTTGATGGCGATCTTGATAAATCTCTTCTTCTTGCTCTGACCATACGCCATCCTCTTTCATAGCCTTACGCTTAGCTGCTTCCTTCACATTCTCTGCTGGATCTTTAGAAACAGAAGCGAAACCTGCCACAACTGTTTCATAAATCTCAACAGGTATAGAATTGAATTCGTCAGCAATAATCGTGTGGGCACGTAAACCACGGATCTTGGTGCCATCCCCCAAAGGAACAGCGATAGTCCAGCTATCGTTTACCTTCATGGTACAGCGGTCAACATCACGACGTGGCCCACTAGCATCGCTGCAAAGGCTACGGAAGAGGGGAGCGTTCTTCCAGATAACATCCATATACTCAAAGATCACCTTAGACTGTCGGAATGCAGCACCAACAATAACGATCTTGGACCCCGGCACAAGCAAACAACGGAGCATACCGTATACGGCCAAAAGAAAAGACTTACCAAAACCACGGGAAGCGATATACATAGGGAACGCTTTTGTCCATAGCTCTTGCAGTATGACACACTGCTCTGGTAACAAGTCTATATTAAGAAGATTCTTTACTGTCCAGTGGATATATTCTGGGTTACGCATAATACGTAATACATGAAGATGATAGTTCTCCTTTTCCCAATCGTTTAGATCATGAAGAGGATTACGTATCTTTGCCTCTTTGAGGTCATCACCGGAAACTCTTAGATAAGAATATTCATAGCTGTCTACATCATAAATATGCTTCATGGATTTCTCGCATAATTTGATACGCCTGCTTCTCTGCTGTCATCTTATCTCCACAAAAACGAACATCTATCCCGTATTCGCGTGCCGTCTTTATTACTTTCCAGATATATTTAACTGCTATACGAGGTTTGCCATTAGCCCAGCACATCATCTTACGTACTCTGGCAGGCACTCGTGCAGAGAGAGGGTATCGGTCAACATCTTCTTCGGTAAACTCAAATATAATATAAGGGTGTTCTATATCCTTTAATCTTTTCATACAGTCGCCCCAACGCTTTTCTACACAGTTGCGGGCGAACTCCTGTATTGTTTCTTTCCGCTCTATAGCTACAACTTCCTCTAAACCCTGAATACTATAGTCTCCAGTGTCTAGCTTAGTAACAAGAGTACCGGCACAGTAGCCATCAGGATCAAATGACCAGCCATGTGCCGGTTTCTCTCGCGTATCTCTAATTACAGTAAACTTATTCTCGCTCATCTATCTCTGGCTGTTTCATCTCACGGATCATGAACTTGAACTTTTGTTCTTTAGACTTGGGGTGGGATATACTAGCATGGTCAGCAACTTGTGCTTCAGGCTCAATACTTTTGATATCATCCAGACATGGAGCGACAACAGCAGGATCAAGTGCCCAAAGAACGTTTCGGGCTTCTGCCCATTCATACATACGGCGAACTGGGACAATTAGATTGAATGTCTCACCAGCACCGCGTACAAGCATCCCTACGTACCTCACTTCTTCTTTCTTTGTTCCAGCTAGGAACACCCCGCCACCAGAAGAACCAGGGAATGCTGCACACGTTGTTTGGTCAAAGATAGTACCATCTCCAGTACCAAGCTGTAGTACACGTCCCACCTGAGACATAATACCGTTAGTCATGGAGTTCGCACCTGACTGACCTAAAAGAGAACCAACATGAAATAGTCGCGTCCCAATACCAACAGGGGCTTTTTTAGAACCAAGATGGAATGTGGCACTTGAACCCACAAACCCCTTCTTACGTACCAATAGAAGTGCTAGATCATGTCCGTCTTCGGAGTCACTATATAAGATGACCTTTGCGTCCATCTTAAGCTCTCCAACCTTACGACCATCCTCTACAAGCTCTTTTACAATTTGAGCATCACGAAATTCTACGATAGTCGTTTTCTGTCCCTTGCTATCAATGATAGTGCGGGTGGTACGTAGATTAGTAATGACGTGGGCAGCAGTCCATACAAGATTAACCTTAACTGTCTCTTTGCCGCCATCTTTGATTTTAACTTCCCTGGTAATAAGAACGCCCGACCCTTCAGATCCGCCGCTATTATATTGGTTCTTTGACTTGATCGTCACGCTTACGTCTTGAAGATGTTGAGCTACATCTTGTGCCATAGCAATAGAAGGAAGTATCATTGCAGCCATAACTATCAGGCTTATTGCAAAACGTCTCATGGATTCTCTCCTTTGTGGACTAAGCTCGTCGTTGACGTAGCTTATTAATCATTTTGTACTCTAGAATCTTAAGGAAGAAGGCTTCATAATGAACCTCTTTACCCTTAATTGATTCATGGCAACGCTCACACAGCGTTATGCCGTTCGCCATAACAAAACGTAGGCCAGGATGTGCAGCCCAAGTTTTTATATGGTGAACTTGAATGCGGCGTTTAGAGCCACAGTTTGGCCACTGACAACAGTGGTCGTCTCTATCCTTAACATCGTTCCTCCACTTGATATAGGTAGGATCTTGTCTTCTGTTCTGCCTATAACTTCTCTTGCTTCTTACTCTTTTCCCTTTTCCTCTTTTAGCCTTTGCAGCACGCTTGCTCTTTCTTTTTCGACCCATTGATATCACTCCAAACCATACGGTGTACTAGTTCATCAAAAGAAATCTCTGTTTCCCAACCTAAAGCAGTCTTTGCTTTATGGGCTCGCCCACACAGGTATTCCACCTCGGCTGGACGATAAAATTTCGGATCAATAACCACATACGGTTCGAAGCCTGTAATGCCAATCTCATTGAATGCTCTTTCTAAAAAACCACGGACGGAACAAGTTTCACCTGTAGCGATTACATAATCGTCAGGTACTTCACGCTGTAACATAATCCACATAGCACGAACATAGTCCTCTGCATGTCCCCAGTCTCGATACGCATCTAAATTACCTAATCGAAGCTTAGGGAAGCTGACCCCAAGATCCCAAAACACTTGGTCATCATCTCTAGTATCAAGGCAAGACCATCGCTGAGGGGTTTCTCCCTCTACTCGTTCAAACCAATGATAAAAATCAGCTAACCACTTAGTAATCTTTCGCGTAACAAATTTCTCTCCACGCCTCTCCGATTCATGATTGAAGAGGATACCACACGAAGCATGTAGCCCATAACCTTCACGATAAATTCTCACTAAATCGTGAGCAGCTAGTTTAGCACATGCATAAGGCGATTGTGGAGCGAAGGGAGTATCTTCGTCCTGATAAGTAGCTGTGGGTTCTTCTTTTAGTAGGTGTTTCCCCATCTCGCTCAGCGAGCTATGGTTCACTGGAGGAATATCTGGATGGGGACGATATGTGAAATTCTGTCCAAATAACTCGCTTGTAGAAGCTTGATAAAACTTCGTTCGAGGGCTATACTTCCTGATGGATTCAAGAAAATTAAGTGGACCTTTCGCATCTACGTCAAAAGTATATGACGGCTGATCGAAGGATGTTCCCACATGCGACTGTGCCGCAAGGTTATAAATCTCATCGAAGTTGCCGTTTTCCACTATTGAATACACCGAAAGTGGGTCGCAAACTTCCCCTTCCACTAGGGTAACCTTTGGATTCTTGATCAAGTCCTTCAGTCTCTCTAGATTACAAACACTAGTTCGACGTACCAGCCCAACTACCTCATATCCTTTTTCCAGTAAAAGTTCTGCTAAGTAAGAGCCATCTTGCCCTGTTATCCCCGTTACTAATGCTTTCTTCATAGTGTCCTAAACCTCCAGATGACTATTCAAGTTCCTGTAAATACAATTGTTGTTTATCACTCAATAATAATATAGTCCATAAAAGTATCCTTTGGCCCAGCTCTCCACTGATATACTGATCCATGAAAGACTTCCCTCTCTCGGAAATCGCCAACTGTTCTTCAGGATCGTTTTTCAACCATTCAAAAACCTCTGGAATCTGATCTATATTGATCTCAACACAGTCCTTGCCAAAGTCCAATAGTGGGTAATACCACTCCATGAATTTGAAATCAGGGTTCCGAATCTTAATTGGTACGCTGTTAGAGCCAAGCTGCCACGGCAAGCGTGCCCAAGCACAAACATGCCCGTCAATACATAGCTGGAACTTATACTGGAGCTGCTCACGCAACTCTATCCTCTTCTCTCGAAAATAGACCTCATCCCCATCGGCTAGGCTAGGGAAGTGCTCACAAACCTCCTTATAGACCTTATTAAACTTCTCTTCACCATAATCCTTTGGAGGAATAACACGAGCGAAGATAGGACATTCTGAACCCTTAGAATATTCCGCAATCTGAAGACGCTGGTTCGATGCCATGCCCTTACCGTTCCAATATATATTAGTGAGGGAACCAACGAAACACAACTCATCCTTCTTATGAAGTAGAGGAGTGTCATACATTGCCACATGCTCCATTTCGGCATAACCCACTAAATTGTTCACAGAGGGGACCAATATATTGTTGGAGCTTTGTTCCTTTGAGAAGGTTAGTGAGGGGATTCTCTGTCTAGGGGCGGTAGACATATCAGAAAAAGAAAAGGGAATAATAAGATCAAGGTCTTCCATGATCTCTGGAAATCTCTTGTGAAGAGTGTCCATCATAGAGGCGATGGCCTTACATCTCACATTGACTAGCTTGCTGCTTTCGAAAGAGTCGAAATTCTTTAGATTGGCCATTTTCCCCTGTTGAAACCGCACCAAAATATCGTTTGTGCCAAACTTATAATTTTCCTCTATGTCATGGGCCGAGTAACCTTTAAAACTAGATACTTGGCTTCGACACAGAGCATCAATCTCTTCCGGTATCTCTAATATCTTCCGCTTCTCTTCAAGCGGCATATGCCTAGTCATTGTGAATATCTGGTTGTACATCTTTTACAGTCTCCGTATTTAAAAGTGGTTGATCCACAAGCCCATCTTCAAATTCATGATATTCAGATAATCGTTCACGGGCTTTGTTCGCCGCTACCCGATTAACCTCCATATCGAATCCTTGCTTGTCCTTTACTTCAAGATCATCTAGTTGACGCATCCAAATTAAAAAATTAGTATTAGCGTCTTCTGCGATTCTCTTACGTTGTTCACGAGTACCCTTAATGTCCTTTAAAAGCCGCTCTT